GCCCCGAAAGGAAAAATCGGCGGTACCAAAGAGGAACGCACGGCTGCAATCGCAAGCCGGTTCCCAGATCTCCCTCAATCGTAAGGAAATAACTCATGTCCCTGTCGCAAATGCAGGTTTTCAACGAATACATCATGCCGGCGACTCTCGAGACGCTGGATCAATATCTCGCCGCGTTCAACGCTGCGAGCCGCGGCGCAATCGTGCTGTCCCCGGACGGCTTCACTGGTGACTTCCTCCAAGAGTCGTTCTTCCAAACCCTGGCTGCTGCCCAGCGCCGCGTTGACCGCTACAGCGCCAACGCCGCCGTTGCTGCCACCGACCTGACCGAGCTGAAGAACACTTCGGTAAAAGTTGCCGGCGGCTTCGGTCCGATCCGCTATGAGCCATCGCAGATGACTTGGCTGGAGCGCCCAACCGCGCAAGGTATCGAAGTCGCGAGCCGCGCGTTCGCGGAAATCCTGCTGAAAGATCAGTTGAACACTGCGATCGCGGCGCTGGTTGCAGCGATCACCGCCCAAGCCGCCGCAGTCAACGATGTGTCGGCGACCGCAGGCATCACCTACGCCGGCCTGAACAACGCGCATGCGAAGTTCGGCGACGCGAGCCAAAACCTGGTCACTCAGGTGATGCAGGGCACCAGCTACCACAAGTTGGTCGGCCAGAACCTGGCGAACCAGCAGCAGCTGTTCCAGGCGGGCAACGTTCGCGTGGTGGACATCCTCGGCAAGATCTCCGTTGTGACGGATGCCCCTGCGCTGATGCAGGCCGGCACCCCGAACAAGGAAATCATCCTGTCCCTGGTGCAAGGCGCTGCGCTGGTCCACGACGGCCGCGACATCATCAGCAACGTCCAGACCACCAACGGTAAGGAGCGTATCGAAACCACTCTGCAAACCGATTACACCTTCGGCCTGGGTCTGAAGGGTTACACCTGGGACACCACCACCGGCGGCAAGTCGCCAACCGACGCCGAACTGGCGACCGGTACCAACTGGGACAAGACCGCCACCAGCATCAAGCACACCGCCGGTGTAGCTCTGATCGGTGACGCCTCCAAGTAACCCCTTGATGTCCAAGCCGGGACGTGTGCCCGGCTTGGCGGAGATGCAATCATGAGCAACAAAATCTGGTATCTGCCCGGACCGTTTCACCAGTACCGGGAAGATGTGAAGTCGCTGGCAAAGGAACACGGGCTGCGCATCATCGACGCGAACATCACCGACAGTCGCGATGGAGAGGCCGATGATGTGCCGGAGGTGACGGTGCGGCAGGTTGAACCGGCGCCGGTGCTGCTGATCGCAGATAGTGGTGATCACACCGCGCTGCAGGAGCTGATCGACAAGTTGAATGCTGAGCGCGATGGCATCGTGCTGCTGATCGAAGCCGCAGAAGGCCTGACCGAGCTGGAACACCCGGGCGCCGGCGAATTGCCGATCCGCTTGTTCGGTGCGCTGAAAGCCATTCACGAAGGTTTCGAAACCCTCACGGGTGAACGCGACAACTTGGCGGGCGAGGTTGAATCGCTACGTGGCGAAGTTGCACGGCTCAAGGCAGCAGCGGAGCCCGTCGACAATGCTGAGAAGATCGCGAGCCTCAAAGCGCAACTCGACGCCGCCAATGTGACGTATCGGGCGAATGCTTCGGTAGAATCGCTGGAAAAGGCAGTTGCTGATCTACACCAGGCGTAACCACCCAGTCGCTGACAACACGGCGCCCGATCCAGCACACCACAGCGAGCTGATTCATGACTCTCATCATCGAGGACGGTACCGGCAAACCTGACGCCGAGAGCTACGCATCTGCCGAAGATCTGGCCATGTACGCCGTGAAGTTCGGCGTAACCATCCCGGCGGAAGTGCCAGCACAGGAAGCGCTGCTGCGCCGGTCCGCGCTGGCAATGGATGGCATGACGTGGAAAGGGCGAAAGTCCAACAGCGAACAGGCGCTGTCCTGGCCACGCCGCGGCGTTGAACTGGATTACGAAATCAAGCCAGACAACTACCTGCCGGCGCGGATCCAGTACGGCCAGATGGCGCTGGCTGCGGAGATCCACACCGATGACGTCGACCCGATCGAGAAGCGCAAAGGCGCTGTTACTCTGGAGCGTGTCGAGGGCGCGGTTACTCGCGAGTACGCGACGATCCCGAATACCAGCGGCCGACTGATGCCCGCGGCGCCAGATCGCCCGAGCGCTACGCAGTTTGCTGACTACCTGCAAAAGCGCGGACTATTTGCTGTAAGGGCCTAAAGCTAGATTTTTCGCCAGCCTTTGTGATTATTCACATCAAAAAAAGCCGGAAAGTTAGAGAGACTCTGAGTATCTCCGGCGATGTGATCCGCCAGTTCGTCGAATTCGGCATAGTCAAAATCATTCCGTATCCATTGCCGTTTCACTTTCTTAAGGTAAGGGAACGCATTCGTACCTGCTAGGCAATGGTCGACCATTTTCCTCAGTTTTGATCGTGCGTTCACTAGGTCTACTGTAGCGTGTTCGGGAATGTGAGCTAGCTCTTCCGCGAAATATCTTAGTAGCTGCGCCTTCTGTACGTTTGTCATGGCCATCCTTGGAGATTTAAAAGTGGCATTCTACGACGAGATGGCTGCAATGGCTCTGGAGATGATCACAGAGTTCGGCCAGCCGGTGACCATCAGCAAGACGACGCCGGGCGAGTACGACCCTGAGACCGGTGGCGATAGGCCGGGCGCCACCATTGAACAGACCGCCCAAGGCATCCTGCTCGACTTCACCGGTCAGGAATTCCAGAACAACAGCCTCATCAAGCAGGGCGACAAGAAGCTCAAGATCGCAGCGCAGGGGCTGAAGTGGGGGCCTGAGTTACTTAACAAGGTCGTTGTTCAAGGTCGTACCTGGTCAATCGTCCCTCCCTTGAAAGAAGTCAACCCGGCCGGCACGCCGATTCTCTACGAAATGCAGGTGAGGTCGTGAACCGGGCGGGCGCCGGTCAATCCGGCAGCTTCGCGCTGAGTCTCGCCGAGTTCGCGGCCCAGACTAGCGAAGCCATCGACGCCAGTGTGCGCGAGATCATCATCGAGGTCGGCAGCAGCCTGATCCGCATGTCTCCAGTGGGTAACCCGGAGATCTGGGCGCAGAACGCTGTAGCGACCCAGTACAACAAGGCCGTCGACGATCACAACAGCGCGCTGCGCAGCGATCAGGCCAACATCACCAAGGGCGGCAGACTGAAGAAGGGCCACAAGCTCAACGACGGCATGGACATCAAGGCGCCCGAAGGCTACGTCGGCGGCCGGTTCCGCGCGAACTGGCATATTTCCCTCGGTGTGGTCGAAAGCGTCACCTTCGACGAGGTTGACCCGAGCGGCGCCGAAACTACCGCCGCGCTGGTTGCTGCGATGAGCGATTTCACCGCCGGCCAGATCGCTTACATCATCAACAACTTGCCCTATGCGATTCCGCTGGAGTTCGGCCATTCGACCCAGGCCCCCGGCGGCATGGTTCGGGTAACCGTGGCTCGCTTCCAGCAAATCGTGTTGGAGGCCATCAGGAACCACCAGGTATGAGTCACGCCATCATCGCCTCGATCTACGAGGCAAAGCTGATCGCTTGGAACAATGCCAGGCCGGAGAAGCTGAAAATCGTTTTTGAGAACATGCCCTACACACCCACAGCGGGCGAGACTTACCTGCGGGCGTTCACCATTCCGGGCGACACGGCGAGCAACACGCTCGGCGGCGACCACCGACTGTATACCGGTGTGTTTCAGGTGAGCATTATTTGCCCGGCCGGCACCGGTAAGGCAAAAACCAACCCTATTGCCGCCGAGATCATCACGTTATTTCCGCTTTATGTGCGCGACGTGAAGAACGGTTTCGTAGTTACGCCCATGACGCCTGTAGATGTCGGCCCAGGCATCACAGGCGATACAACCTACACCGTCCCGCTGTCGTTTTCATACCGGTCCGACACCACGCCATAACCCGCCCGTTGGGCAAATCCTGAACCCGCCTCTGAGCGGGTTTTGTCATTTCTGCAAAGAGGAAAACCCATGTCTGTTTACTTCCCCAACGGGGCGACGCTTTCGATTTCCAGCGGGTTCGCCGCCGCGAAGATTATTTCGGCTATCAGCAACGCGAATCCGGGTGTCGCTACCAGCGCCGCGAACGGCTTTGCCAATGGCGATATCCTTCTGATCACCTCCGGCTGGGAGGACATCAACGAGCGCGCCGTGCGTGTATCCAACGCGGCGGCGGGGGCATTCACTCTGGAAGGCATCGACACGTCCAACGTTGCCTTCTTTCCCGATGGCATCAGTGGCGGTACCGCGAAGAAAGTGACCGGCTGGGTAGCGGTCAACCAGGTGATCGGCAACTCCATGTCCGGCGGTGAGCAGCAATACTGGACTTACGCACCACTCGAAGCGCGCCGCGACAAACAAATCCCTACCACCAAAAACGCGCAGGCGTTCGCTTTCCAGCTGGCTGACGATGACAGCCTGGCCTGGTACGAAGAGCTGGATAAGGCTGATCGAGAGAAGGAAGTGCGCATCTTGCGTATGTCGCTGCCCAACGGCAAGACGATCTACTACGCCGGTTATGCATCCTTCAACAAGACCCCAACGCTGGTGCGTAACGAAGGTGCGGCCGTTTCCTTTGGCTTCACCATCAACGCTGAAATCACCGCGTATCGTGCGCCGGTTGCTGCTGGCGGCGGGGCCTGATCATGGCGAAGTTCAAGATTGCGCAAGCGCCAACATTCACCGGTGCGGTGATGGTCCCGGTAGTTGGCCAGGACCCGGTGAAGGTGGAATTCATCTTCAAATATCGGGACCGCATCGAGTTGGCGGCGCTGTTTGATGGGTGGAATCAGCGACAAATACAAAGCCTCGAGCAGCTCGGCGACAAGCCTACGATGTCTCAAATCGTTGCGGTCGACACCGAAAACCAAGTTCAGCAGATCAAGGATCTGGTTGTTGGCTGGGAGTTCGATGACAAGTTCGACGACGAGGGCATCAAGGCGCTGGTGACGTCTTGCCACGGTGCAACCGAGGCCGTGGTAAATGCCTACCAGGCGGCCTACGCCAAGGCCCGCACGGGAAACTGATTCGCGCCGCCCGAGCCATGTATGAGCCCCCTCCGAATGCGGAGCAACTTGCCGCATTCGGGTTGGATGCAGAGGACATCGAAGAGGAATTCGAAGTTTGGCCGTGCCTTTGGCCAGCCTTCCTCCTGTTCAACAGGATGTCCACTCAGTGGCGTGCAGGCACCGGCGGCGCTATCGGTCTCGACTACAGCAGCATCCGCGATGTGGCCGGATTCCTCGGCATCAAGAAAAAGAAACTCGCCGCGATCTTTCCTGACCTGCAGGTGTTGGAAGGCGAAGCCCTGCGCGTCATGGCGGAGGAAAGGGAAAACAGCCCGTAAACGCGGGCGTCAATACAAGGTGAGTCGATGAACATTGCAGAACTCGGCGTCAAGATCGACTCGGCCGACGCTATTCAGGCCAAAACCAGCCTGGATGAAATGGCGAAGGCCGGCGGCCGCGCCGAGCAGTCCGCCGTTTCGTTGATGAACGAAATGCAGGCGCTGGAGAAATCGCTCTCTACCAACGCCAAGACCACGCAGGATCTCGCAAAACAGCGGGAAGCATTGGCGAAGCTGACCAAGACCGGCGCCTATGGCGAGGCTGAGGCCGCCAAGATTTCTGCGCAGCTCGACAAGCAGCAGGTGGCGCTGGCCAAGTCGGCCATGGATGAACAGAAGGCACTGACCAGCCTGCTGGGTGCCATCGACCCGGCCCGCGCCGCACTGGCGAAGCTGGATACTCAGGTAGAGCAACTGGGCAAGCATCTGGACGCCGGCCGCATCAGCCAGGATGAGTACAACGCCGCGCTGGGCAAGATCGATAAGGATTACGACAAGCTCAATAAAACCACCACCGGCTTCGAAAAGTTGCGCCTCGGCTCGCGCCAGGCGCAAGAAAATGTGGTGCAGCTGGGGAATGCGCTGTCGTCCGGCGACTGGGGAAGCGGTGTTCGTGCTGTTGCTCAGTTGGGCGCCGGTGCAGGTGAAGGTGCGGCGGGCCTGTTGGCGATTCTCGGCCCGCTGGCGCTGGCCACTGCCGCCGTTGGCGGACTGGCATACGCTTTTTACAAGGGCAGTGAGGAGCAGGACAGCTACAACAGATCGCTGATTCTCACCGGCAATTACGCCGGTGTGAGTGCGGGACAGCTCGGTGACATGGCGCGTCAGGTGAGCGCGACTGTCGGCACAACTGGCCAAGCCGCTGAGGTTCTCGCGCTGCTGGCCGGCAATGGAAAGATTGCTGGCGAAAGCTTTACGGGCATCACTCAAGCAGCGGTGTCGATGCAGGAAGCGACCGGCAAGGCCGTTAGCGAGACTGTCGCGGAGTTCGCCAAGCTCGCCGACGACCCGGTCAAGGCATCTGCTGCGCTGAATGAGCAGTACCACTATCTCACCGCGTCGGTTTACTCGCAGATCACCGCACTGGAGAAGCAGGGCGACCATGCCGGCGCCGTGAAGCTGGCTACTGAGTCGTTCGCCGATGCGATCAACGAGCGCACGCCGCGGATCCTCGAGAATCTGAGCTTTTGGGAGAGGGGATACAACGCAGTTGCTCGCGCTGCTGATGGATTGAAGAATATCGGGCGCAGCGATATCGGTGCTGATATCGAGCAAGCCCGCCGTGACTTGGCGGGCGCTCAGGCGGGCAATGTCGGCCTGTTTCAGAACAAGCAGGAGATGATCGACCTCTATCAAAATCGGCTCAACATGCTGGAGGATCAGCAGGCCGCGGAAGCCGATATCGCCAAGTGGCAGGGTGAGCAAGCGAAGGCCCAAGGCGATGCCGTCTCGTCAATGGCGAAGGTCGACGCTCTCACCAAGTCGGCGTGGACGAATGAGCAAAAGCGCACCGATGCGATCAAGGAGTACAAGCGGCAGCTCGAAGATATCCGCAAGGTCGCACCCAACGACCCCCGTCTGAATCAGGCCGCGATCGACAAGAACCTGGCGAACATCAACGACCAGTTCAAGGATTCGAAAGCGCCCGGCTCGCAGGTAGATCTGACCAGTTTCAACGATGCTAAGAACGACCTAGCAGTTATCAGCGCTGAGTACAAAAACGCTCAGAAGGAACTGGACGCAGCGCAGAAGGCTGGGCTCGTTTCCCAAGCCGACTACGCCCTGAAGCGTGAAGCGCTGATCGGCAACGAGCGCGACGAAGTGACCGCAGCCTACGAGGCTGAGATCGCTGCGCTGGAAGCCGCGAAAGCCAAAAAGACCACCTCTGCCGCACAAAGCATCCAGCTGGACCAGAAGATCGCCGATGCTCGCACCGGCATGGTCAAGGCCCAAAAGGAAGCTGACAGCCAGCTCGAATTGCTCGCTACTAGCGAAACCGGAAGGCTGGCGAAGCAGGAACAAGCCATTTCGTCCTACGTTCAGGCCTTAAGCCAGCAGCAGCGAGCACTGGAACTGGCAGGGCAGCGGGCGGTAGTTGGCGTTGGCCAAGGTGATCGGCAGAACGCACTGAACGGCGAACTGAACAGCCAGCAGGACCGGTTTGCTCAGCAATCGCTGGAACTCGAAAACCAGCGATCTGACCCTTCGCGCAACATGTCGGAGGAGGAATTCGCGCGCAAGTCGCAAGCGCTCGCCGATGCGAACAAGGCCGCAACCGATCAGATCCGGCAGAACTACGCCGATGTCGAGAAAGCTCAAGGGGACTGGACCAAGGGCGCGACGTCAGCCTGGACCAATTACCTGGACTCGGCGAGCAACATCGCCGGCCAGACTAAAACCCTGTTCGGCAACGCCTTCAGCTCGATGGAGGACGCAGTCGTCAACTTCGCTATGACCGGGAAGCTGTCGTTTGCTGACTTCACCAAGTCGATTTTGGCGGACATGGCGCGTATCGCAACCCGCCAGGCCAGTTCGGCGCTACTGAGCAGCTTGGTCGGCGCCGGTGCAAGCTACTTCGGCGGCGGCGGCGCGGCGGCGTCAGCAGGTTCTACTGCTGCGGGGTATAGCGGTGATCTGTCTGGTTTCACGCCGGGTAGTGTCCAAGCGAATGGTGGCGCGTGGTCAGATGGCGTGCAGATGTTCGCCAATGGCGGCGCTTTCACCAACAGCATCGTCAGCACGCCGACCGCCTTCGGGATGGCTGGCGGCCGGGCGGGGGTCATGGGGGA